GCGCGGCACTCTTTGCCGAGGCTACTAAATCACTCATTTATCCCACTTTCTCTCCTCGAAAGTAAGCCACGCCGTTTATTACTTCGCATAACTCTGGTGGTAATAACATACCATTCTTAAATGTCAGAACGCAGAACCCCGAACACCAGTTCACAGGGTTTTCTTCTACATACACAAATTGGTCGCCACCTGGCTCCGCAAGCGTTCCTGTGTCTACCCCATACCTTCTTCCTGGGTTGTAATCACTCCACGGAGTGACCATAAGTTTATGCAGGTGTCCTGTGACGATACTTTTACCCGCTTTTAAGACGTTGTTATAGGTTGCGTGTTGCCCGTTATGCCACCGATGCTTAATTACAACAGAGTTGTTTATGTCCACCCGCCACCCTGTGTGCCAACCTGGGAAGTACGCAAACAAGTCCGAAAACTCTACTAAAGCGTCTGCATGGGTAGCGATGTAGTTAAAGAGGCGTGTATCGTGGTTCCCGTACGTCCAGAACTTAGTAGCGTTCTTAGAAGCGTTTGCAATCTCGTGTAGACGGTCTTGGCAGGCTTCTATCTCTTGCTTGGGTGTAGGGGGGTTAGTCCCCATGAGGGCGGCATGGCGGCTGATTCTAGCCCCGTCAAACACATCCCCGTTTAGGATGATGGTCTTGGGCTTAAAGTCGGTCAGCAGGGAAACAAACGCCTTGTGTGCTACGGTTTCTTCGCCAGGCCAGTAGTGGCAGTCGGAGGCTATAAAGACATGACCGTTGTCTACGGTGTGTGAGATAACCCTTCGGTTATCGGGGATATATGTGTTGGCGATGCTGTGCTGTCTTGCGGCAAATGAGGGTAGGGATACGTCTTTTAGTGCCGCCCGCCTTCGGTAAACCGTTCCTACGTCTATGCCTAGAACCTGAGAGACCTTTTGTGGACTCCCGTAGGTCTTAAACGCCGCTATTAGTTCCTCGTCCGATGCCTTTTTTAGTGCTACCACGTTTCCTCCCGCTTAGAGACATTACGTCAATTGGCTCGTGGGAGGATGTGTCGTACAGACACGCCAGCTTTACTGCTTCTGCCGGATTCAAACCTAAGTGCATGGCAGCGATAGCAAAGTTTGCCCCAGTTCCAATTGCCCAAAAGTCGTTCTTTATCTTCGCAGGAATGATGGTACTCTCGTAAATCCAAATGCCATCACTTCTGAGTTCGAGAACGGTCACATCCGTATCCGAGTCTAGGTCTGCCCCAGACTCTAACGAATTGTAGAACTTTAATAGTTTATCCCAATCTCCGCAACCCCCGTAGATACTCTCTTGTCCCTTACGGAGTTTCTCTACGAGGTAGAAGGAGTCATCGCCGCTGACCATCGAATCTGCGGCAATTTCTCCCGTAGACGCTTTGGCAGCGATGGTGGTCATTTAACGACTAGGCTTAGCAGTAGGGCGATTATGAAAGCGGCAGAGCCAATCAGGATTTGCTCCAGGCGCTTTAGTCTAGCGTTTATCCCAAGATAGCGTTCGGCACAGACGGCTTCGTGGGTGTCAAGTTGTCCTTGTACTTCGCCAATCGTTGCCATTATTCAGCCTCAACCCAACTTGTCGTGGCCTCGTCCCATGAATACTTCTTGTCATCGGTAGGCATCGGGGTAGGCGCATCCCATTGTGCTGTGTCGTTATTCAGCACCCATGAAGCATAGGGTTTGGGAGGAACAAAAGCATTTAACCCGGCGTTGTAGGTATAGCCGATGCCAGCGTAGTTCTTACGGACGTTTCCGTTGTAAGAGGTCTTAAGCCAGTTGCCACCAAACAGACGCTGGCAGAAAGCCACGCCAATGGATTCAACTTCTGTGCCATCAGGGGTTGATGTGTCTTTATTGTCAACTACAACTACCCGTAGTACGACATTGTTGCTATCGATTTCAGCGAAATGCGCCATTTAAATCTCCTAATTGAAGTCCAGTTAAATCCATTTCTTCCCCGACATTACCAACAGGGAATGTGTTAAACGACAGGCTAATACGGGTTTTGTCAGATTCCACAGTCGGAACCATGTGGGTCAGGCTTGACGGGAAAAGAACCAAGTCACAAGACCCAATCTCAAACCACCACGATTCAGAGTTCCAGACATTCCAATCGCTTGGCGGGAACTTAATCTGCTGGAACCCATCACGGTAAAAGTAGATTTTATCTGTCTCACGATTTGCTTGTGGGTAAAACACACCAGACACAAACGAATTAGGGTGAGCGTGTTTGTGGTGGTACTGCCCCGGCTCGGTGTAGTTAATCCAAGACTGAGTAACCCGCAGGCTCACATCATGCTTTGGACTGTAGACGGTCTTGAAATACTCAGACACGCTTGACTCGATGAAGTCCCGCAGTTTGGTCATGGAACGATTACGCAGAACCGTGTTGTCGGTAGAGGTTACGTTCCCCATGTTAGGCCGTGTTTCTTGGCCCTTGATAAAGAACAGTTCCTTCTCCGTCAGTTCACGGTCTAACTTGTAAATCGCAACCGGCGTTGGGAATAGGTTATGAATCATGCGGCCTTCTGTTCTGCAATCATCTGGTTAACTTGGGCTTTGGCTTGCGCCTCTAGGCTACCAGTTAGTTCAGCAATCTGTTCTGGCAACCAGACTGTATTGATGGAGTCCTCAAAGGCTTTAATCTTTTCCATCGTATCCATGACCTCTTGCCAAGTAGGGCAGGGTCTTGGGTCTTCCCAACGGGAAAAGTAAGTGTTTGAGATTTCCCACTTTGCACCCGGTCTTAGCAGGTGCATTGCGGTGTCGATTCCATACAACCGATAGATTTTGGTTTCCATTTGTCCTCGTTATTGATTGGTCTTGATGATGACGATACCTGAGCCGCCTGAACCACCTGTACCTTCAGTTGCTCCACCGTTATAACCGCTTCTTCCACCACCTCCACCACCAAGATTTGTAGTTCCGTTGAAAGGGGAGCCAGAACCAGACTCATTAAAGTTATATCCTTTGCCGCCTCCTCCAGAGCCTCCTGTCCCACCGCTTGCAGACCAACCAGCACCACCGCCACCGCCCGCATAAGTTACAGAAGAACCAGAAATAGACGATGCTGTGCCAGCGCCACCGTTACCACCATTACCAATGTTGGGCGCTGATGCTCCGTTTGCTCCTGAAGCCGATGCTCCTCCACCGCCACCCGCTCCGCTTTCTGCTAAAGGGGCTGGATTTCCACCGCCACTATTTCCTTGAGATGGGCTGGTAGATGGAGTATTGCCTGCACCTCCGGCGCCTCCGTTACTTCCACCGCCGCCACCAGAGCCACCGGCAACACCATTTAGTAAGCTTCTATTGCCGCCACCGCCACCAGCAGAAACAATGCCGGGTGACGCAAAAGGTGCTGAGCCCCCAACAATAGACGAACTGCTTCCTGAACTACCTGTTCCTGAATTGTGTGCGCCACCATTGCCACCTGCGCCAACTGTAATTGTGTAAGTAGTGCCAGCAGTTACAGCGGCTCCAGTACCGGTTCTAAATCCACCGGCTCCACCGCCACCACCATAATAACTACCAGACCCACCCCCACCACCAGCAACCACAAGGTAGTCAACAGAAGTTACGCCAGTAGGTGCTACCCAACTGGTAGAGCCTTTGAATGTGAATACGGATTGCAATGGTGCAAAGTATTTAAGGATGACGATGCCTGAACCGCCTGCGCCTGAAGGGGTAGTCAAACTTGCACCACCACCGCCACCACCTGTATTGACTGTTCCTACCGTTCCTGCCACAGCCGCAGTCCCGCCTGCACCGCCGCCACCTGTGCCACCAGCGCCACCAGCCGGATAAGCAGCACCACCGCCACCACCAGCATACGTTACTGATGATCCAGAAAGAGTTGATGCTGTGCCGTTACCACCGGTTCCTCCGGTTGCCGGTGAGGATGGCGCTGCGGAACCTGCTCCACCTACTTGCCCTGCACCACCGCCGCCACCCGCACGACTTGAGTTTGCTCCAGCACCACCATTATTACCTTGGGATGGAGATGTTGACGGGGTGTTCCCTGTTCCTCCTGCTCCTGCGCTTACCCCTGCGCCACCACCACCGCCAGACCCTCCGTTACCGCCATTAGTTGCAGAATTTCCTCCTGCACCACCACCAGCCGAAGTGATGGTAGAAAAAACAGAGTTTGAACCAGCATTTCCAATCGTATTAGACGCTGACACAGCAGCACCACCGCCGCCAACAGTAATTGTGTAGTCAGTTCCAGCAGTAACGGATAGACCAGTACCCGTCCTAAATCCACCAGCACCGCCGCCTCCAGCCCCTTCAGCATCGCTTGCACTTGATGAAGTTGCCCCAGCGCCGCCACCAGCGACAACTAAATACTCAACCTCTGTTACACCAGTAGGACAAGTCCATGTGGATGTGGCAGTAAAGGTTTGAATAACGGTGTAACCAGAAAGAGGCCAAGTACCAGCTTTTTTTGCTTTGAATTGTTCTTGCAAACTCCAAACGCCAGTAGCAACGGACGCTGTTGGATTATTTGCTACACCAATAATACCTCCGTTACCTTGTGGCATTAGGAAATCTCCTCGTAAGAGCAAACTACTTTGAGGTCACTAGCTGCACCAGCAATTGCGCCAATTGACTTATCTTCTTCTAGGTAAATAAAAGATGTCTTATCAATCACCACTAAAGATGCGTCAGCAGGAACAACTACGGTCTTGCAGATTTCCGTTGCTGTTCCACCAATGTCGTCCTGTGAGTACAGGCTAACGGTGATGTCGGCATTGTTAGTGCCATCGACGTTAGACACAATCAGCGAATTTACCTTGAACACCTTACCGCTAGAAGCGGCGTTACTGATGATGGACGTTGCTGCGGTTGTGGTGAGGTCTGCAACTGCCGTTTTACCGGTGATAGTTGTGACGTTAACAATATTAGGGGCTGCCATGAATTTCTCCTTTAAGAATTAGCCACCGAAAACAATGGCCATAGCAATGGCCTTACCCGTTGTGATACCACCACCTCCACCGCTACCTAAAGCAGTCCACGTTGCACCCGTGTAAACCTCTAGCACGTCGGTGTCGTCATTGAACCGCACCATACCGGCGGTTGGAGTTCCCGGACGCTGTGCTTCTGTACCAACAGGCATTTTAACCGCGCCTGTGCTGGTAAACAATACATTGCCCGAAAAGGTGTTGGTCGTCCCTGTTGCGTTGATATTCCCCGAAATCACCTGGGAACCACTAAAAGTATTGGTTCCCGAAGAATTGATGTTGCCGGAGATAATCGCCGCCCCAGAGATGGTATTCGTTGTCCCCGACAGCGTAGCGTTGCCAGAGATGGTCGTTACCCCTGACAGGGTATTCGTTCCCGACAGGATATTCGCGCCTGAGAACGTATTTGTCGTTCCCGAGGAGTTAATGTTGCCCGAGATGACCTGGCTACCAGAGAAGGTATTTGTCCCGCTAGAGTTGACGTTTCCAGAAAGGATTACGGAACTAGAGAAGGTATTCGTTCCCGAGTGAACCACCCCGCCCGAGAAGGTATTGGCAGACCCCGAGGAGTTGATGTTGCCGGAAATAATTGCCGCACCAGAGATTGTGTTGGTAGAGGACAGAATCGTGCCCCCAGAAGCCGTCAGAATCCCCGTCACGGTCATGGTGTTAGCAGAGAACCCACCAGATGCTACAAACCCGCCAGCGACCGTCAGAGGGTCACCAGATGAGCCTGTCTGGAACTCTTTTAGGTGAACCATCAGCTCACGGATAGCATTGTTTATCCCAGAAGGCGCACAGCCCTCGTCGATGTTAATGCTTTCTATGTCTGTGTTAGACGAGTTGGTCGTTGAGTATTCTGAAATCTTGGTCTTGGGCATTTCTTACTCCATTTGTGTGGATAATAAACCGCGCATTGTGGTGGCAGGTACGTTTACCATTGGTGAGGGTTGTTGTTGTCCGCTTAGAATTTGGTCAATAATCCTCTGCACAGAGCCAATTCGCATCTGTTCTGCGCCAAGCCTTGCCCCAAATGTGCCAGCACCAACCGCAGCTCCTAGTGTTGGGTCAAGAGCAAACAAACCGCCGGTAGCGGCTCCAGGTATTACCCCTGTTGGGGCAAACCGACCAACGAATTTCAAGGCGTTTTGTAGACCACTTCCTGCTGCCGCCTCACGAATTGCAGTTTGTTCGCTTGTGGTAAATGTTCTCATAACATCTTTGTTGCGAGCAATCTTCTTTAATTCGTTGTATAGGTAATTTTCCATGCCAGACTGAGAAAACTGACCTTTAGAAACAGGAGCGTTGTTTAAGATTTCTTGAAAAACTTCCGCTTTGCGGTCTTTTTGAAACAGACTGCGAGCCTGACTCCAAGCATTTAGCGCATCTTTGTCTGTAGTAACTGTGCCAGCAATGATTTGAGAGTTTGGAACATTCTCAACATATTGGTCAAACCTATCTCGGATAATCTTCATCATCCGATAGGCTTTACCTTCATCTGGACTTGCAGAGGCAGTAATTTGCTCACGAATGTTTTGTAATTCAACAATATCTTTTGGTTGCGTGTTATTGGTTAAGTCATCAATTAGGTTAGTGATGCCTTGTAATTTGGGGTTTGTTGGCGAATAACCCTCTGCCCGTAAGTCTTTTAATAAATTTGTTTTTACGGTATCTCTAAATCCTGTGTCATCAATTCTAATTCCAGACGTATTTAGAACTTTATACTTATCGGCAACTTGTGCCTGAATGTCTGCGCGGGTCGGGCCACCCTCTCCGCGAATACGAGGGCGAATACCTGATGCCGCACCAGCACCCGTACCGGCTGCAAGCGCAAGCAATGGGCTACCTGTGGCTTCTCCGACAAACTGTGTACCTGCGGCAATAGGTGCAGAACTAATAATCTGTGTCAGAGGTGCGCGAGATACTTCGGTTCCAATTGCGGCAACAGATGGCGCGGCTGCTTGTCTTGCCGCCAACCCACCTGCCACCCCGCCAACAGCCCCAGTTAACGACTCTGCCGCACCAGCAGCCATGCGCTCACCGCGAGTTTCTGGCTTTACGCCACCAACGCCAAATTTATCCAAGGCGGCTCTAATGGCCTCTGACGGCATCGTAACCTTGCTATCGGGGAACAGTTCGTTATATGCGCCCACAAGTGCGTCTGCCGCAGGAACGGATAAACCGCCAACAACCGCGCCGATTCCAGCGCCTACCGGCCCACCAACCGCGCCTATCGTTGCGCCTGCTGTTGTTCCTAGTGCCGCCGGAGCCGCACCACGACCAACAACGCCAGCCATTCGGGTTGCTGTTTCTCCCATAGTTGGCTGTGGGGCAAGAAAGTTAAGTATCTCTGACGGGTCATATCCAGATTCCATTGCCTGACCAATCCTAGCGTCTTGTTGGTTTAGGAAACCGATAATGTCCGCGTCGGAGTAACCTGCTCTCCTTGCGGTATTAACTTGATTTCTAAAATCTGGTGTCATTGCGGAGGAGTCCCAAAAATGTTAGAAAGCGGCGGTCTTTTTGCTTTAGATTCTTGCGTCTGAACCGGCGAAAACTGAAAACTTCCCCTGCCGTAAGTGCGCTCGTAGGCGTTAAGGACGTTTGTTTCGGTTTCTTCTAATGACTTTAGAAGTCTCTCTAATTCTGTTCTTGCGGCTTTTGCTGTCTGAAACTGTTGTAGATTTGCCTTGGAACGCTCTAATTTATCACCTTCTTTTTCGGTAGCGTTTCCAACACCAGCGCCGGTCTTAGAAGCATTACGCAAGGCGGTAATAGCCTCAATAAACAGGTTCCCGCCAAGACGCTCTAATTTGCCACGAACATCTGCCGCAGGAGAGCCAGGTATTTTTGATAGAGTCTCGCCGCCAAGACCAAACGCGTCGTTTAGCCCTGAGCTTGCCAAAATATCAGAAATTAGGCTTCTCATGGCGCGGTTTGTGTTGACGACATACTCAACTGATGACTGTGTTTGTGGGCGGGCTAGTATCAATTCTTGCTTCTGCTTTGGAGCAACACCAGCGCTCTCTACTAAAGGAACTTCCTTGTCGCCCATCGTTTTGCTTACCAATGTCATTGGAACCTGCACAAGCTGAGAACTTGCAACCGGTACACGGGGTGGTTCTGTTGGCTCTGCCGCGCTAACTGGCTTAGGAGTAACAGCAGGAGCAGTTGGTGCAATTGGGGTAATTGTTGTTGGGGCAATCATTTCAGAGCGCCCCCGTGGAATAGCAACTTCTTGCCCAGACTCAAACTTAAATTTTTTGGCTTCAACCGTTAGTGATGCTTTTTTTTCATCGTTTGGGGCGTTTTGAAATTGCAACACTTCTGCTTTTTCGTTTGGCATCAACTCTGAAAAAGTTCTCCCACCAAACTTTAGGTCAATAAACGCTTGTGTTGGTGCATCAAAATCAATTGGTTTTGCTGTGCTTAAACCCGGAATTGCAACTGGGGTTGGCGTTCCGGTTCTCGGAATCTGTATGAGCTGTTCGCCGCCACTAGGCGTTTTTATTGTCATGTACTTTGGGGCATTTTGCTGAGCAATAGCCTGTTTAATCTGCATACCTTTCAGCGTGTCTGCTAGCGTCTTATCAAACGACTGTTGGTAAGCCTGCAACGCTACTGGCCCAACCTCTCCAATGGCCTGTGCAATGCTAGGTCTGCCCTGTCCTGGCTGTCCACGGGATGCCCGTAGCAACCCAAGCCCGAGGCTGGTTAGTCCTTGGCTTGTAGCCTGTCCTGATGCCCGTTGACGTAATGCGCCCGTTGGGTCGAGTAAACTGAGAATATCGTCTTCCATATCGTTATCCTAAAAGACTAGCAAGATTGACGGGTTGCGGTTGATACCGAGTGCCGAGTAATCCACCGGCAATGGCGCGTTGTGCAAGTAGGTTATACAAGCCAGAGTAATCCACGCCACCCATTGACTGTTGTGCGCCACCTTGGTCAACACCACCCTCACCACCAGCTTGTGCTGGATTTAACAGGTTAGAAATGTTGTATGCAGACCTTAATGCGCGTGTAGCATCACGAGGAGAAATACCGCTTGGCGTTCCTTGTGGTATTACATCTGTCCCCAAGACGTTTGGGTCGTTAATGAACGAACCTGGGTCTCCAAGAACAGGGGTTGCGCCTGACGGGGTGGTTCCTAACTGCCCTACCGTCCCACCTGAAACCGGTACATTTATCCCTTGCCCGCCACCCATTCCACCTACATTTGGCATTGTTGGTTGTTGTAACCCAACGCCGCCATCTATTCCTGGTGTTGTTTGTGGGCCAAGTCCGTAATCAACTGGTGCAGAACCTAAAACACCTGGGTCTGGCAACGGCGGTGGGGTTCCGGTTATCCCTGTGCCACCACCCATTCCAGGTGCGGCAGTCGGTAAACTAGCATCACCTAGCAATCCATAATCAACAGGCGGTAACGCAGGTGGCACAACGTCTGGGGTTATACCACCTGGCCCAAACGGGTCTACATCATAGTCTGACGGTAAACCACCAACGTCTACCGGCGTTCCACCGATTGCGGTTTTGATTGCGTTGCTAAGTACAAGTTCTGCGCCACCCTGTAAGCCAGCCTCTAGAGGGTCTTTGCCCTCTGCGCCCATCTGTGCACCCCTGAGAGCCGAGTAAACATAGGGGCCAACTACGGGGATAAACGCTGTTGCTTGGGTGAGGAATGGAACCTGCCCAATTTTGATGGCGGCCCTTCTTAATTCTTTACCCAACTTTCCACGACCACCGCTAGGTGCTTCTCCGGCGGTAAGCGTGATAATGCTTGAGTCTGGATTGATAAAGTCAAACTGCTTGTCATTTCCCTCGCCAATGACGTACTTGTAACCAGAGTCAAAGTTGACCGCCTCGTTTACACCTTGGTCAGAAATTGACTTAATCCCCGAAATTGGCGGGGCGCTCTCACTTATTGAATAAAACGTGGGGCTCGATTTTACAGTCTCAAAGTATTTAACAGCAGGAAACAAATAACCGTTGGTTACATCCCCGCCAACCGAGTCTGATAATGCTTTTTTCTGCTCGTCTGTAAAAACACCTTGGTCTAGGTTTACAGCCTTTGCCTGACCCAAGAAGTCTTGGTTCAAAAACTCTGGGTGGAAATACTGCCTTTTTTCTTTTGTCTGCCGTAAATCTCCACCGCTACCGAGCCACTCATAGCGTTCTGCTACATACCCCTTGTTTACTATGTTTTTTGGGATGTAAACAAAATCACCTTGATTCGTGTTTAGGATGTACTCATACGGGTTTATCCAAGGAATGACCCTATCAACCGCTAATTGAGGTTGCGTAGCCATTAGTTAGAACAACCCTGCAACGTAGTCAAACGCTCGTTGGCGACCCGCCTCTGGGATTAGGCCGCCGATTGTGGATGCAATACCTAAGTTTTGTAGGGTGCGGTTTGTCTGTGCTTGCGGAATTGCCGACTGCGCCATTGGCGTACCGTAAACAGACGACAAGAACCCCTGTAACTGCTGATACGGTAACTGTTGCGAGTATTGGTATCTCTGCATTGCCTCTTGCAGGGGCTGTGCCGCAATCTGTTCGCGGGCTGCGCCAACCTGTGCCAAAGCCTGAGATGGCAAGAACCCCATCTGAAAGAACGAGGGTGCGGCTTGCGCTAGGGCTGCTTGGCTTAATTGAGCCTGTTGTTGCAGTCCGCGCTCGCGGGCGTAGTCCTGCCCCACGATGTTGGCAGAAACGTCGCCTAAAGCCCTCCCGTAGGCTTCCGTAGCCCCGCCAAGGGCACGCTCCATCGCGCCTGACCCGTAGCGTCCAGCGCGGGAAAAAAGGCTTGCAATGCCCGGAACGACCTGCTCACCGTACTGCTGTGTAAGCGGGCGTGTAGCGGCGGCAAGCATTGCCTGTTGGTACGGGTTGCCTTGCAAGAACCCGCCTGCGGCGGTCTGCCCAATCTGCCCCAAGGAGGATTGGTAGGCTTGTTGTGCAGCTTGCAGGGTTGGTTGCGCTCCGGTGGCCAAAGCCTCTTGTTGGGCTATGGCTTGCTGTGTCTGCGCGGATGGGGAGACATAGGTCTGCCCTTGGAACATCTGAGGCTGCGCACCAAAGAACAATTGCTGGGCGCGTTGTAGCCCCATCTGCAAGTATGGACTAAGCGCGGGGTCAATTCTTGACGCGCCAGACGAGGTTCCTAGAGGTGCGGGTAAAGCACCTTGGCCCGGTGCGGTGTCAGGGACAAAATTTCCGAAAGCGTCATAAGCCATATATCACCTATTGTAAAGATTATCCAACCAAAATGTAAGCATAAGTCTTGTCTGCCGTACTGTTAGCAAAGTGCGTAATTGTTGCCTGTCCTGCTTGTTGGGCAGAGACGTAAATGTTTGAGTAGACCGAGGGTGCGACATACGACACCACCAGAATAATTGACGGGGTTTCTGGTATCGCGGGAGTTACCCCAGCAGACGCTGAAACAGCCGCAAAGTGTTCTATTGACACCCCTAAGTCCGTGGGATGCCACGCAAGCTGAAAGTAATCGTTAGCGTTTAAGTCCAAGAAGAACGTGCTTGACGCAATCATGTGCGACGCGGCACCAGCAGACTTCCTAGCCTTAATACCAAACCTGCTATTGGAACCGGCTATATCCGTTCCGTTCTTTCTAAACCAGACATCAAAGTCCTGAGCGTCGTTAGTCGTGTTCTTTACCTGAACCGAAAACGCAGCAGAGTAAATACCTTTGTTTCGAACATTGATTCTATTTGTGTTGCTTAGATAAACACCGTTAGACAAGTCCTCGGTGTCAAATGACATAATGTAAGCATCCGACAGCGTTGTAGCCGCTTGGTCGGTGTTGTCCTGAAACGCACCGTATGGGGCAGAATCTGCCTCTGCCGCATCCGAGAACGGAATTAGGACTATTTTTGTATCTACGGAAATACGCTCGTCTACCAAGGTAGTCGTGGTCGCATTGCCCGTGTTTAGCGTAATCGTCCCCGTGTTATTGGACTTGCCGTTCATCAGGTTGTTGACCACCTCGGAAATATCCCTTGGTGTTCCACCCTGGTAAGGCAGAACCCTAAACATTGTCATCTGGTTCCAGCCTCTTGAATATCCACATCAATTCCAATGGCCGTTGTCCAGTTTCCGCTAGGCTGTACCCGAATCCTGTGATACCGCCCGTAAGACCGCAGTCCTATGCGATTCTCGGTACTAGCCGCCACGGGAGAGGAGAACGAAATCGACTCGTTTAGAACCTTGCGGGAGGCAATAGCTGCGCTTGCGGAACCGTCGTCCACCATTGGCTTGACCATCGTAACCATTGTTTGTCTGCCTGGAGATTCAATGTCTGCGGTGTCAATTGTTGCCGTCTTTGGCGCTCCAGTAAAGGTAATGAGTTTTGACCCCTTTACCCCTAGCAGTAGAAGTTTCCCGCCTAACCATGTCCGACTATCCAAGGAAATAGAAAGCGCATCAAGACTCGCGCTAAAGTTGTCTAAGTTTTCTAACGTCAACGATGGTGTGCTAACTGGCGCAACACGGTTTACCGTAGAGTCGGCAAACGACCACCGACCTGTTGGGATGTGATAAATCAACGCTCGGTAGTCCAAGTCAGTAGACGGATAGCCCCAGATAATCAGGTTATTGATGGGGTCTACCGCCGCACTCATGGTGCTTAAAACTTCTTCCCGCAGGGTGTTAAAGAAGTACCGATTGACCTTCTCCGCGCCAATATTCTTGATGTTTGTGCCGTCACAGGCATAGAACCCGTCATCAGACAAGAAGTAAGTAATCCCCTGCCATTGGATGACCGAGTTGGGTTCGTAGCACCCACGGTTTCTAGCTATATTGTCAAACTGAAATATCAACGGAGTTCCAACATAGGACATCCGATGGATACTACGCTCAAGCAAGATTAGCCCGAACTCTCCACCAGTTACCCCCTGCACAGAACCGCCGTCAGGGATGTCTTGGAAGTCAGCCTGAGTTGTGGCAGAGGTAGCCCATGTCTTCTCGTTGTTAATACCCGACCATTGAACTCGGCTTCTGTTGCTACTCTGAAAGCCAGATACCACGAAGTCGCGTACCACGGTGACAAACTTGGCCTTTGGTGCGTCTGCCGCCAAGTCTGCAAAAGTCGTCCCACTAAAGATGTCAATGTACTGCATGGTATTGGACTCGTTAGCCGCAATCAGGGAAGTCCCAAACTGCGTGAATTTCCAACCCGTTGTCCCGCTATAAGTCGTAGCCGAAATGTCGTCAAAGGCAAACGTCGAGGTATTTAACTTGAATAGTTTCGTTGTCCCCGCCGCGTAAATCGTCGTATTGTTGCTAGAGTTCTTTGCCGCCACAGCGTTGGTCAAGTCCTGTGATGCGGCAGAGGAATAGTCCACCTCTTGCGGAAACGCGCCATAACCAATAGCCTTTGGGAAACAGTTTTTAGCGGTGGTTAATGCGCCAATGACACCAGGTTGGTCAGGCAACCACTCGCCAAAATTTATCCTACTTGTACCCATGTGTTGCTTCCCGAAGTTTGTTGTGTCCAAGTGTTGCTCTGTGCAGAGATGTCTGACCATGTATTTGGTTGGTCAGCGACTAACACCCACTCATCACCCATTTTGTAAGCCGCGCAGACAAGTTGTGCGTTGCTAGAAATACTTGCCGCTGCATCCACAACATAGCCCGCGAGGGCGGTTACGCTTCCAGACGCAACAATTGAGCCGGTTACAGAAAGGTCTGCCGTGGCAGAGCCACTCATAAACCCTTCTGCGCTGATTAACCCATCAACAACGCGAAGTCTTACTGCGTCTGCAACTACCGTACCGGTAGCGTCTATTGCACCCGAAATTAACTTTATTCGTTCAGCTAACGCGGAAACATTACCTGCGGCGACTATAAATCCCTGTCCGCTTGCCGTTACAGAGGCGGGAGAGGCTAGTGCGCCGGCAGAGGTTACCGCACCGTCCCCGTACAAAACGCAGGTTGTGGTTAGCGTCCAGATGGAGTCGTCTAGCGAGAACGCTAGTGTGTCTAGGTTTCCCCCGAATAAATCAAGCTGTTCGAGGGTAAATGGCCCGCAAACATCGGCTGGCATCTTAGTCTAAGGTGACCGTCAGGTTACCGCTAGAAATCTTAAGAATGTCGCCGTTGTCAATCGTTTTGGAGGTGGTTAACGGGGTGTGCATCAACAGATTTCCGCTAGTCAATGCATCCAATATACCCAAGTGGCTAATCGTGCCCCAAGAGCCAGTTGCCTGTGGGAAGGTTACGTCAGCAGAGGAAGTAACGATTCCACCAGAAGCCGTGGTAACGGATAGGGTCTGCCTTGCGTAGGCGCTGCCAGTACACTCGGTTCCCGAACCTGCGTCCGTTGGGTCGCTAGTAAAGAGTCCCACGTACACCGTAGTCGGTGAGGTGTAAGACGTATTGCGTAGAACGTGGTCAAGAACCTTGTTCTCTAAATAGTTGCTAAATTCTGCCATTTTATTACCTCGTCGTAACAGTCATAACTAGGGGAACACCAGAAAACTCAGACTCCTCATCCGAGGTGTTGATGCGGGTTATTGCTTGGTTATACAGGCTAGACCACGTTTGTGTACGCGTGTCGTTCATAAGGTATGGCTCTGCCTCTAAGAGGGAGGCGTAGAGTAGCGCGTCTGGGTAGTTAGCCAGAAACTCGTTAGTAGTATTGGTAGATGACAACTCCGTTGGCTTGGAGTAGTACAACATCTGCACAACGTAGGTGGAATCTGGCTTTGGCGCAAACTCCATCTCGTTGCCGCGCATGGTGTAGAACACAGGCAACCCAGACTCGTCAGCACGAGAGTTGCTAGAGAAGATAGCCGGAGAAATATAAGACACCACGGTACGTGGCAAGCCTTGGATAAATACGTCTCGAATGGATAAAAAGTCTGTCGGCAGCCCGATTGTTGGGTCTGCTACTACCATTGTTGTTGTGGCTGTTTTCAACATCCTGCGGGTACGAATGTCGCGGGATAGGCGCAACTCCGCTAGGGAGATAAAGTCAGGAATCTGGCTGGTGAGGTCACTCCGTCCGAGGTAGTTCGCTACCGATGTCTGGAGGTCGCTGAAAGTCGCTAGGGCCATTGTAGTCGTTCCATGAATAAGTGTAAGACCCAACGTGCCCGATTGCGTTGGACAGGTGGTGGTCTAAATAAGTATCGAATCCTGCGTCCTTTGCCTTGATGCAGAAGTACACATCCTCGCCTAGCAACTTGTCGCCAGGTATCTTCTCGAACCAGAACCAAGGTCTAGGTGTCTTCTCAAACACCTCCCGCTTGACCATCATCA